TACCAAGATTAGTATTACCCAACATATTATCAGCCAATGCCTTAGTATTTGCTTCAGAAGCTGTAGTAGCCACACGCGTCGCAGCAGCTCTTTCAAGCTCTGCTGCAGCCATAGATTTAGCAAGATTAATTTGATCTTGAGTTTGTGGTACTGGTTCAGTCATTTAATTATCCTTTTACTATTTTATGACGCTTTCTTCTATTAGGTTTAGATTTTAAATTATCTAAATCAAGTTTCATATTCATTTCTCTAACCATATTACTTGACTCTTCAAATTCTTTATCATCTGAAACGTGCTTATTTCCAAGTCCTACTAATTCTTTAACTGCTTCTGGATTTGAAAAGGATGCTAATAGATATGCGTGATTTTTAGCAAGTTCAGCCAGGTCTTCTTGATCTGCTAACCAGTTTTCAAACATCCAAATTTTCTGAACCTGATCCATATCAGTTATTCTTGGGTCATCTGGTGTGCATTTAAAAATTTCTTTGCATAAATACCACATGAACCTTTGATCAGGTTCATTTATTATTTTTTTAAGTCTTCAACCAATTCTTTGGCATCTGCTTCAGTTTTAATTGCATATCTTTCTTTAGATTCTTTTGACATTATAATATATTCTTCATATATTCTCATTAATAATGATTCATCTAAATCATCCATTAAATTTAATCTATCATTAAAATTAGTTGATGATAAAAATGTTGCTATATCAACACCACCAATTGAAATAATTGATCTGGATAATAATTGCTTTCTTAATTCATATGAAAACTGTACAGTACCATCAAATTGAGCCGCTGAAATTAATGCGTCTTGTGTTTCTTTTCCAGTAAGAGATTGTAATTCCCAAATATTTCCATCAAGCTCTATTTGTCTAGTAGTTTTTGCAGCTCCAATAAGTATATTGATACGTCTTTTCGCACCTTCACTTAAACGTTCTTTACCAGTAACTTTAGCCCTCTTAGCTTCTTGAAAAAATCTTTCAGCTTCAGCAGTATTAGCCTCATTGTTGGCTAAATGTTCTGGAACACTATATCCAGAATCATCTGGAACTTCTAATTCTCTCATGTCTGGTGCAGTAAATTTTTTATTAGTAATTGAACTCTCATAATTAGGCATTATCTATTCTCCAAAAGCAAATATCCCTACAATCTATATATCAATTGTAGGGATATTTATTATAATTTTAATTATTACTAATTAGTATGAACCACCGCCATCAGGATTTAACATATCAATTAAGCCACCAGCATCCAAAGCGCCTCTTCTTCCAGCTGAGCCCGTATCTGCCGCTTGCTCAATGTTAGGAATTGGATTATTGAATGTAAAGTGTTGAATACCTCTTTCACCACCTTTAGCCGCAGACTGACTTGCAGACCCACTAGCATTAGAATTTGTAGATCCACCAGTAATAGAGAAGATTGTTTCAGCTTCCCAACTCATATTTTCTGTAATGATCCAGTTATCAGCAGAATAAGAAACATCAATTCCTTTAATCCAAACATTTTTAATTACTGTTGTAATTCTATTTGCAGTTGCTGATTTAGATTTATCTAATATAACAATATCAAAAGGATATACTTGTGCAGAAACGTGAAGAAAACCTCTACTAAAAGCTTCAGCTATTCTTAAACTATCAAATCTAACTCTTTTACAAGAACCAGAAATATTTGTAGACGCAGTTGGCACAGAATCAATATGACCATCTGTTCCAATTTCATCAACCATTTTAAGTGGTCTTGCCTCTTGTATTGATAATTCTTGCACGGCACCTACAGCAGTATTATTAACATAAATAATAATGTTAGTAGAAATTGCTGTACTTGTTTTATTAACACCAGTATTATAGGCTAATGTTGAACCTGTATTAGCTGCTGCGTTTGAATTTGCTGGCATTTAAATGCTCCCTAAAATTGTTTGTTTCATTATATTCTGTATTATTACATTAAACTTATAAAATATTATCTTCTATTCCCATCTAATAAATTAGTTTTTGCAGAATAAGGTCTTAAATTTTTTAAAGCCCAACATTTCTTAAAGCTCTCATCTTCCATACTTATATATAATAATTTGCTTTGTGGAATTATATGGTCAATCTGCCAAGTATATGTTGATGAATCATTGTCATTCCATAAATTTACATTATACTTACCATGATTAGTCCAATTCATCCATGGTTCAAATTGTTTTTCTAGATGAACTTTTAATTCTTGCATTGTATAATCTAAATATTTTAAACAAGATTTATTATTTTTTGAACTATTTTGTTTTTTCAGACCAGTACCTATTGCTACAGAAATAATTGAACGTAAACGAAAATTAATATTAATTTTTCTTTTTATTTTATTATGCTCATTATGATTTAAAATTATTTTCTTTTTATTATTTAAATAATATTTTTTATCATATTTTTTCTTTGCATCAATATTATTGGCATAATATATTTTTGATGCATTATTTCTTTTATTCTTATGTTTATTTCTAAAAATTTTATCTTGTAATTTTATTGAATCAATATTTTCTAATCTATATTGTTTTCTACAACCTTTACAATCAGACCTGTATCCATTTTTAGATCTAGTTAGTTTATGAAAATTATTTAGTGATAATGTAATTTTACATTTACAACATATTTTCATAAATTATAGTGTGCCTACAGATACTTTTATGTATATGAAATTGATAGGATATGTAGGTTGTACTCTGACACTTATGTTCCATTGTCTTGGATCCACTGAATCTTTTGCAACTGTTAAATCTTTATAGTCAGTAATTAATCCTTGGGAAGCAAATGCATTTAACATTACTGTTGCTCTTGCATTTAATAACAACTGTGTATCAGGAGTTTCTGGTGTTCCTATGAATGCTGCAAACCCTGCACGTAAACTCTTAGCAAGTCTATCTCTAATAAATACAATGCTAATTTCTTGTTCTTCTGGGAATCCACTTTGAGTTGTTGTGATGCCCCAAATAACTCTACCACCACCAGAAACTGGTTGCAACACTGTTACACCAGCTGCTGCCAATGACTCTAATGTTAATGTAGAGTATTGTTTGTTTCTTAAGATTGAGAACCCACTTAATACCTTATTGGTTAATGGATTTTGTAAGCTTACATCAGCAGCAAAGAATCCTGCCGCCGCAGCTGCAAGATAAAACCCATCTACTAAAATATTTTCCGCACCAGCTTGAACAACTATTTGATCTGGATAGAAATATTGTGCCCTAAATGTATTTCCAAAAGCATCTGGCACTGAATAGTTTGCCAAGTCTTCTACGTTACCCGATAATACATCCGTAACTGTAGCTCCTTGGATACCTTCTAAGATACCAATGTTCTCTACAGCTGCTGGAGTTACTCCAGTTAAATTATTTGGTGTTAATCCGCTTATAGCTCCAATTAATAATACTCGCTCTTTCTTATTACGAATATTGCTCATGAATTTACAATGACTCAAAGCATTTTGGAAGATAACAGAAATTGTTTGTTTTGGCAAAGGAACCACAATATCACATTCAGAAAGCTCCAATGATTCTAATGCATTAAGCCATCCAGCATCATAGAATGTAGCTTCCTTATAATCTACTAAGGTTACTCTTAATCCATATCCATTAGGAACAACATTCTTATTGATAACAACATAGTTGCTAACATCAGTTGAATCTAGAACTTCATATCTTAATCCAGTTTCATTTACTACTACTTTCTTAATAGTAACTGTAAATGAGCCAGAGGTAGTAATATCATATAAGCCATCATTAGCAGCTGTGCCATTAATCTGAACTCTTTTAGTTCCGATGCCTGTAAGAGCGCCAAAATCAATAGTTACACTAGTTAATGTTGCAGTTGCTGTTGATAATATGGGAGTCAAAACACCATTGGCTGCAGAACCTCCAACAACAGGAAGACCAGTTGTAGGGTCTATTACCTCAAATGCGACTGCTGTTCCAGCTGAAAAATCAGGGAATGAACCAACATATGTTGAATATAATTTGCCGCTACTAACTGCACTTACTGTATAGCTGCCAATATTTGCAACATTTTCTGCTTCAATAATTTTTAATGTTTTTCCAACATAACTAGAATCATAAAGAACTGAAGAGCTAAATAACACTTTATTACTAAAGGCTAAATCTCTTCCAACATATCCGTCATGTCCAGTATCTATTGTGGCAATGGTTTGCTTAACAGTATAGAAGTATGAGTATCCGCTTGGAGCAGCAGTATTATCAAAAATAAATGCATTAGTAGTTGGAAATCCAGCAGTATCCAAAGTATAATACGTTAATTTGTTAGGTAATATTTGAGTTTCTTTATTTGTAGTAGGATTATTAATAAAGAAGTGAATATTTGAGTTTGGATCTGGTGTAACCCCAAGTGGAAGTGGGAAGATGAAGTCATCTGGATTGGTTGAAAGAGAATCAATTACAGTTTCTAATTCAAATGATTTTCTTCTTGGCATTGGAGGTGCAGCTTGAACTGTCATAACTGCTGGTGTAGAGTTGGCGAAAGCTAATTGACAACCTAAACTTAAGTTATTATCAATGCTTGGGAATCCGTGTCTACCAACGACTTCACTCATTCCTTGTAATAAGAGTGGGTCATTAAGAACAGCTGTTGGAATATAGTTGGCAGTTAAGGTATCGCTTCTATTTAAAACTCCACTTGCAACTTTAACAGTAAAGGCATCGCCTTCTCTAAATACAGGAAGTGATTCTTCAATTGAAAAGCTAAGAATACCATTGGTAACAATATTATTGTTTGCTTGCCAAACAACTGGATTTCCATTAGCATCTAATTTAGATCCAGAAATTGATCCGAAAGCTAAAAATTTAGCAGTTAAAGCAATTGGTGCATTTAAATTATCTCTTTGAACGCCTACACAACGAACTGTCCAAATTTCTGGCGGAGCATTTTGGTCGGTTAATGTTAAGTTATTTAATGTGCCTACACCAACATTTGAGCTAAGTGGAACATAGGTTGTTCCACCCAAATCAACTAAATGAGCACGTTGTAATTCAACTTCGCCAGAATCAATATCAATTCTATAATCATATTTATTACTGAATGTATTGCTATCTATTAAGGATTCTAATCCAACAAGTGGAACACCATTTTTATATAATGTTGTTCTATTTGATATTAATGGAAAGTTCAATAATTGGAAATGCCTTCCATCTGCACCTGATGTACTAGTATATGTTGAGTCTAGTCCATCCTTACCGCTACCTTGAGCAGTTGAAACAATTGTTTCATCGGTAGAACCTTCACCTATAAGTGCAGGGATACGAGTACCGCCAGGAAGAGATAAGCCCCTACTATTTGTGACGATATTTGTGAATACGCCTGGTAATACATTTGTGGCGCCGGGGATATTTGCCATTAGATTGCTCCATTAAAAAGATTATTATACATTTTGTGCCTTATTCTAGTAGCGCCGCCCAACATATTTAACTTAATTTCTAAGAGGCGTAAATTATTATTAGTCATAAAGGCATGCAGTAAGAAAGATTGTGTATTATTAATATGCGAATAATTGCCATTTGTATTTTTATATTGACGATAATTTGTAGTCAATTTTATATTATTTTTACAGACCGCTTTATCCATAATTAATCCTTTTACCCACTAAACTTCTTAAAGTAATGTTATATTATTACATTATTTTTAATTTAATGCAGAGTTTATTTTAATGTGCTGGATACAACCCGCATAAATTTATATTTTCTACGTATAAACATGACATAAATTGCATAAAATATTCTTATTTTTTATTTGCAACAGTATTAATAGTAAAATTAGGGTCTATAGGCAATAATGGATTTTGAGCATCAGAAAATTATTTATTAAGATTGCGCCCTAATTTGTGCCTTACTCTTGTGGCACCATCTATTACATTTTGTTTTGCCTCTAATGGTCTTAAATTACTTAATACCCAACATTCTTTAAAATCATCATCTTCCATAGAAGTATAATGAAATAAACTATGTGGTATAATATGGTCTATATGCCAATATGATCCATAATTATCCCATGACATGTAAGAATTAAATTGTTTTTCTAAGTGGTCTTTCAAGATTTGCATAGTATATGGTAAATATTTAGTAATTGATTTGCCATTTTTATTTGTAAATATTCTTTTAAGTTGTTTACTTATTGCATTACGTATACGCTGTCTTAATATAAAAATTGGATTATTTTTATTTAAATAATATCTTTTAAGAGCACGTTTTGCATTTTTATTTTTGGACTCTATATTTTGATTATATATTTTATTATATTCAGATTTTTTTTCTACATGTTCAGCATCATATCTTCTTTTTCTATCTAAAATATTATTACGATTTTTTGTATGATATTGTTTGCACGATTCCTTTTCGCATTCTCGACATTTATTTTTAAAATAAAATTTATTTTGTCTCTTATCAAATGATGGTTGAAAATTTTTATTTGAAAGCTCTTTTTTTATTTTACAAATATTACATTCTTTTAATATCATAATTTTATTTTTTATTTGCAACAGTATTAATAGTAAAATTAGGGTCTATAGGCAATAATGGATTTTGAGCATCAGAAAATTCTACAGTAAATAATATTGCATCAATAAAAGTTTCTATCGGGACTTCCCTACGCCATTCTGTACGAATATCTAAAGTAACTGTACCTTTAAATAGTTTATCATTTCTATCATCTTGTTCAGAGGGTCCACTAATTGAAGGTGGTTTTACGATAATTCCAGCGCGATATAAAACATCAAAATAAATTTCTGTAAAACACATACCTATTAATTCTAATAGGTCATCTCTTGATCTTAAACTTCTAGTAAAAACATCAATTACTATTGATCCTTCCCATGCACCCGCAGTAATAAAACTTTTTGGAACACTTATAGTAGATTCATTTCCATAGCCATCATCAAATATAATTGGTTGATATTGAATGCCTCCAGATTCTCTATTAATAGAAATTGGAACATATTTAGAACCACCAGATTTAATTAAAATAGCTGGGTAAAAGATAACATCATAACGATAATTTTCACCAATAAAAATTCTTGTAGTAGTATTATTATCGTGTAATCCAGCTTCTAATGCCATTCCGGTTTCATCTGGAGTATTCGCAAATCCCCAAACATCTTTTACATAATGATAATAAGAATCCTTAGCAAAAAAATCTCTAAGAACAGATATGACCATTTCTTTAGGATGCACAATCATTGAAGATTGAATTATATTATGTATTTTATAAAGATCAGAACGAAAAGCATTTCCAGTAGTCATTAAATTACCACCTAAATTTAACCATTAATGGAGAAAGTAAAAATTGTAATGTAGTCCCAGAAAATCTTTCAAAAATCATAGAAAAATGAGCTTGTATTAAAACTGTTCTGCCTGTTACAAATACATCTGTATTAGTTACAGGCACATCAAAATATATTGTGGTAAGCCCAGCATTAAAACTTGGACCAGTTTGAGTTGCAACTAAATTATTAGGAGTATCAATATAAGCATCTGTAAATGGATAAGCTACGCCAAAATTAGGCGTATCTAAATTGGTATATTGATCTGTTGATATTTTAGTAGGATCAGATCTAAATAGTCCTAATGCCATAGTGCTCCCAGCAGTCATTAAATTGGCGCCTACACGTTTCATACCCATTTTAATTTGTATAACTTTAACATTTTCTGGAAGATGTTGATCTAAATTGGCTCTCCAAGCTAAACTTCTAGTAACTATAGGATCAGAAGTATCTATATAGTAAGAAACTGGAGATGCATTAATTCCAGTAGCATCAATAAAAGCACCACTAGCAGCTGGTGCATCTGGTCCAAGACTTCCGCCTATTCCTGCAATGGCAATAGTCTCTAATCCAACTGAGCCTTCCAAAATAGGAATATATTTATACACAGTCTGATTAATATTTCTTTCTTTAATCCATTTATATGGTAAATTAGCTAAAGTAACTTCAACAGAACCATTTCTAGTAGGTTGATCAAATATATTATCTGTAATAATACCATATGTTGTTTCAGGATCTCCTGGTCCAATAATATAATTACTAATACCGTTAGTTCCTCTTAAAATAACATTGCCAGTAAATATAATATATACACAATTTAATTCAATAGCATTACCGCCTACAGCTATTCCATCAAATACATTGTTAGTAACAATAGCTGAAGTTGTTATACTTAAATAATTTAATGTTGTTATTAAAGTTATCACACCACCATTATAATAATTTCCACCACCAACTCTATTATTAGAAATAAGAACATTAGGTTGCGCTCCCATCAAAGCAGAATCTGTAATAACTACTATATTACCTGGAAGTGCTGCACCTAATGGAGTTAAATAAGTCGTATGATATGTTGTAAGAGTATTGTCAAGAATCTTAATTGATTCATCATTAATACGCGATCCTTCTGTAGCAAGTATTGCAGTTACTTGTATCCAGTTTGCATTATTGCCTTGAATTAAAACATTGACAGAAGCATAACTTGAAAAACTTTCAAGAGTTCCAGGGTCATAAGCTAAGAAAAATATTCCGAAAGAATCTAATGTTCCAATGTAATGACAAGTATTATTGCTAATAATTAAATTGCTTCTTTTATTGTTAAATGAAGAAGCTGATGATGCAATTGTATCATAAGCAATGCCTGCAGATCCCCAAAATCCAATCGTACCACAAACATTGTTTTGAATTAAACAATTACGAAGCTCAATCCCTGGAAATGACATGTGACCCAAAGAACCTGGCACATCTCGTTCCTTACTTAAAATTATCATCTGATCTTTATTGCAAAAATTATTAGAAATATTCGCATTATTTAATACGGATTGAAATGAAGGTGCAGATACTGGCGTTGTAAGAGGGCTAATAACTGAAATCGCTGCACGATAATCAGGAGCGCTAGAATTACCACTGTAGAAACTACAGTTAGTTATTTCTAAATTATTAAGAGTTGATAGTTTAGGGATTACAAAATTAATAAAACCAAATCTTTCAGTGCTTACAATGCTAGGTCTATATTCAAATTTAACATTATTAATTGTTACATTTGAAAATGTAGTAGTGGTACTAGCACTAGTAAGACCATAACTTGTATTTACATACATATGCAAATAACCAATTCCAGAATTAACACGATTTGAAGTTGCATATCCACCATATGATGAACATTCCCAAGTTCCATAAACAAAAGAATTTGTAAAAGTAAAATTATTACAATTAACAAGATCAATTGCTTGTCTAAAGACACCTTGAATAATACAATTATCTATAGTAAGATTACTACAACTATCAAATTGAAATACATCACTTGGGGCTCTAGTATTTGGATTAGTAATTGAAAAATTACTATTTTTTATTGTACATTTATTTTTAACATTTACTGAAGAAAAATTATTTATAGCAAATATTGTACCATCAGAAACAATGATATTGAAATTTATAAAAAAGTTACAATTATCTATTTCAATATCGTTACCTATCCAATCAATAACTTTTCCAGCTACTGGCGCCGCATTTATATTAATTGTTATATTACAATTTTCAAATTTAATACCAGTTACATCTACAATGCCAGTCAATGGGCTTATTGCTGATTCAATAGGTCCATTAATAATCATGTTTAGATTTTTAAATGTTACATGAGGACCAAATTTTGTTTTTGCAAATTCATTAACGGTTATAGTACAAAATCCTTGACCATCAATTGTCGTTGCTTTTGGAAAAATAAAATCGGCAGTTTCATTAGTCTGATCAAATGTGAAATCCATTCCTCTAGTAATAGCTGTGCCATTATTTAGAGAATTTAATTTCATCCACTCAAGCATCGCACGGAAATCTTTAAAGTTTCCTTGATTATCATTTGTAAATATATATGGAACATTATTTTCAAGGTCACCAACATATTTGCGTACATTTTTTATTGATAAAGAACTATCAACTGTTACTCCTCCAAAAAGTGGTATAGGGGTAACTGTTAATGTATTAGTAACTAAATAAAGTGGTGTTAAATCTTTTCTTACATTAACTATATCTCTAAATGTTCTAGCATCAACAAAGTAAGTTTGACTATTAAAAGGATTTAACAGTGATACTGGTCTATTTTCAGACGCTGGTGTTGCTGTAGTATTATCAATGTCCAATAAAGGAATTGTTTGATATTCGCCTTTATCATTTACACATAATGCCCAAGTTACAGCATAATTTATAGCTGAATATACTTGATAAACTGCAGGTATCGCAATTGTTTGACTATCCATTTGAACAAATTTACCATTAACAACTGCCATACCACCTGTCAAATAAATTTGATTATCATTTGGATTTGGATTCGAATCTGTAGCCTCAATATCAAGACCTCTTACAACACCATTAGCATGTAATATTCTTTCACCTAAAGCAATATAATCAAGAGCAGATGTTGTTAAATGTTTCTCACTTGTATTACCAAATTGTCTTTCATCACGGATACATAAAACTTTATTAGTAACATCATCAACTTCACATGTTGATATTAACATTATTTCATCATCTAATGACAATGTTGGAAATAATTGAATATCCATAATAGCATTTGAAAATGCAGTCAATGCCATTGATTCTGGGAAAACAAAATCAATATAATCTATATGAGTTTCATCATAAAATCTAATAACTTCACCCATCCTACCAAATGTAAGTGGACCTCTTCTAGTTAAATTAATACCATCCCAATTTGCCAAATATCCATCAATGATACCATCAACTGATAAATTGAAATTATTTATTTTAAGCGCGATTTTATTAACTACACCAAATTGATACCCTCTTAATTTGGTAGATATTTTTATAATATCTACTGGTTTAATATCTGAGCTAGCATATAATGCAACTGAATTAGTTACTAAATTACTTCCACTATTAATAAACCTTCCTCTTTCATGAGTAAATGTTTCTCCATGTTTATCAGTATAAACTTCAAAATGTCTTTTGAATGGTCTAATAGCAGAATCATCTGTTGCTGTTTCTTTATTGAATGAAACAGAGTCTGCGCTAAAATATAATTCAGCAATAGCCCCAATTTGCAATGTACCACTTATTGGTGATATACCATTTGCATGTACAGCATCATAAAGTGTTATGTCTGTATAATCTGCAGGACAAGCATTGAAAGAAACATTCTTAATAAGGAATCTACCAAAATCTAAATAAGTTCCTTGTCCAGCTGATTGTACTATAAGTGTTTTACCTGCTTTTAATTTAGATGTACTTAAATCTAATGCAACACGATATGTTACTTCAACTCTACCAGCAGCACCAGCAATCTGTGTTCTATTAACAATTGTTCCAAACCAATATCCATCACCATATTGATCAATGGTTTGAAATACATCATTAGCAAGTTTTTCTCTTTCAACACCATCTACATAGTAATTATTTCTTTTTAATGGAATGAATAATTTTGTTGGATAATGAGCTTCTTCTGCAGAAGTATATGAAGATTTATATACTGTGCTTGCAACATTTGATCCAGAGAATGAAAATCCAAGTGGATCTATATTTCTTGAAGGTGATGTAGCAAAAACATCAATTACATTTTTAGGAAATGCTAAATTAGATGCAGCTTTATCTAAAGCCCCTGCAGTATCTACTATGAATCCATTAATATTGAATGCAACATTACTATGAGATGAGGCAAGCATAATGCCAAACTCACCGCCATAAGTAAATGCTGTAAATCTATAATTATATCCATTTTTTCTAAATGCATCATTAGTTGATTGCACTATAGTTTCTAAAGTATAATTTCCAGGAGTAGCTCCTTTATTTCCAGTTACATCAATACCAGGCATTAAGATATAACTGTCTTGTGGTAATCCATTAGGACAAAGTCCCAAGTACAACATATAATGTTCTTCATCAAATAAATCTGGATTGAAACCTAATCCAAGTGCAACTGCTCCACGAGCATTTCCAATAATTAAACTTGGCATTTCATTGAATTGATTATTTGCAGATGCAGTTGCTAATACTGCGTATTTATTTATATTTAATAAAGGTCTATCAATTCTTGCTTGTGCAACTACGCCAGCTTTAACAGAATCTAATAAATTTTTACCATCAATTCTAACTAAGAAAGTTTTTATAAGTCCAACTTGAAGATATTTTTTCTCTTTAACTAAAAATGAAACTTCAACAGTTCCATAATTTACTCTAATTATATCGCCAATTTTTACTTGTGAAAATTGAGCATCAAATGAATTATTGGCAAGTAATGGTGCTGCTGGTAAAAATGTAATAATATCATCACCAGTATCAATATCATCAAATGGATTTAATACAAATCCTCCGCTTAATAAATGAGTATAAACATTTGTTACTGGTACAATTGATTGTCCATAACCATCTAGATTTAATGTTGATGAACGAGATGTTCTTGAAATACCATTAGCATAAAGATTTTGTATTCTAGTCCCTAATAAGAAAATGCCAGAACTATCAAGAAAATCAGCAAATTGCTGAACATCATGTAATGTTTGTGGGAAATATAAAAACTGAGAAGCATCTAAATAAATACCACGAGAATGATGCGCGTAATAACCAGGATAATTAAATCCATTAGTTGTTACTACTGTGCCTGCTCCTAATGTAGGTATTCCATCTGATTTTTGATGCGCAATATAATCATTATTAATATCATTAAATAAATAATATGAATTAGTATTATTTCTTAATAATCCGAATCTATTTTTAAAATAATTATTAGAATCAAAATCAACATCGATATGTCTTAATTCATGTCTAAAGGCGGCGCCAGCGATATGGGGTTCTAATTTAGAGCCTGTAATTGAAATCCAACCTAATGCAGAATTTACATCGCCAGATAAATCCTGAATATAATTAAATAAATCTTGTGTTCTATGATCTAATTTTAATTTACTTTCAATAATTTCAGCTGTACTTGAAATGTGAGAATTAAAAATTGGTAATGTTACCAATCCCATACTTGCTATAGCTGATGGTTTTATTTTTCCATCAAGATCTAAACTTATTCCAAGACGAGCTGAAATTGAGCCAGTGGTTCCTGATGCACCTAAACCAATTTCTTGTTCAATATTAAAAACAGCTTCTCTTAAAGCATTAATAGCCTCGCCACCCACTTCAGTTATATCATCATTAACTGGTGGTAGCTCTACATCTGAATCATATCCTGAAGGGAATTTACTCATATTTCTCCCAAAACAATTTAACACTTACATGTTAAATTATTGGTTAATATATATTTTATATAAATATATCGTAATATTTATTTTTTATCTGTATTTATTGGTTCATTTATAACAACTGGCGCCTGTGGGGTAGGTGTTGGTTGTTCAGAATTATTATCACCTAAAGTGCCAGCTGGCAATTTACTACTAATCATACCTTTAACAACTCTATAAATTAATCCAGAAAGAAGCCCAGCAATTAATCCAAAGAAAACCCTATCAACTGTTCCTGTAAGATTATCTGGATATTGAAATTGTTTAAAGAAATATCCAATTAGTCCACCAGTACAAACAGGACCAATTGGTAATAATAATTCTGTCCACAATTTAGCTGATTTCGATGCGGGTACACTTGGCATATCCAAAAAATATTCTACTATTTTTCGAGTAACAAATGTAATAGCCGCAATAACTAAGCTAAAAAATAAAAACTGCCAGCTTAAAAGTACTTCAAAACCTAATTCCATATTAATCTCCTAAGATAATACTTCAAAAATGATATAAAATATTATTAAGGACCACATGCCGTAACATCAACATCTAAAGCATTGCTAGTGCTGTCAGCAAAAGACTCACTACCCGTGCATGTTGCATATACCGAAAATACTCCGCCAGAAAATGTAGGTGACCAAGCATCATTAGTAACTAATAGTGATACTGTGCCGCCAGATAATACTCCTGTAGCTAAAATAGCCGTATAGTCACTTGTTGCATATAAGGTTATGTTTCCATCAACAGTTCCATATCTAGATGCTGCCGAAATGTCATATGTAACATCTTCACAGTCTATAGCAACTAATGGTCCAGAAAGTGTTAAAACTACATCAGATAAATAAGATGTAACAGTAGCTATTACTGGAGTTGATTCACCAGGATTTAAATAAATATTATCACCACTATAAATTGCTACTAAACTCCAATATCCATCAATAGTTATTGTGTCTGCTGGAATAATAATGGTGGCAGTGCTGTATGGAAAAATACCCGGAACTAAAGTTCCAGTAACATATTCAGTTTGAACATTATTAACTTCATCTACTACAGAAATTTCTACTGTAACAGTTCCCTCGGGGAATATTCCTCCACCAGCAACATTAACAACAACTGTTTTATCAATGTTAGGAGCAAAAACAGGGTCACCAATCGATAATGTAGTTGTTGTGACCACATTTCCACCACTAATAATATAAGGAATTATATTACTTTTACTACCATCATAAGTAGCAGAAGGATCATAATTATATCCATCATATTCTACAATTAATTCATATACTCCAGCTATATTATCTAATGTTTTATTAATAACGGCATAACCATCTCTAGAGATATAGCCATCTCCCCATATTTCATTGGTAATAGAATCATATACTTTAACATAACCAAAATTTGGTGGTAAAACCGATACATCTTGAGCATCAATAAAAATATTAAAAGTAATAGTATCATTATAGAGGGCATAGCCATCTGGAGACGCAGAAGTAACTCGTAAAAATGTTTTTTGCAAAATACTTCTATTAAATGATAATAATGTAATGGGCATTTTAATCCGTACTATAATTATATTGAACATTTGTAAACCATTCAATATTTGCGCCTGCAGCTGCAGTTCCAGTTATAACTCTAATACTATTACCAGATAAAATTATGGTAGGTGCTGTCCAAGCAGCTGCTCCCGCAGTAGTTCTAAGGTCTGAAACTGTTGGAGTTCCAGATCCAACTGCAAATGTAGACCCACCAGATGTTACTGCTGAGAATGCAATATTTACAGTAAGCGCTTCATTAGTGCCTACTTGTTTACCAGTAACAATCACATCTGCTTTACAAGTAGCCTCTGCTGATGAAAGATTTACTAATGTACTATCAATTACTTGTGTTGGTCCTGCGGCAACAGTTGTTGCTCTTGCTCTTCTAGAAACAACATAATTATTAGTTAAACTAAGATCCTCATTATCTGACCATGTAAATGGATTATCTAAAAATTCACCAATAACAAAATGTTTTCCTGATGCACGTTTTGTTTTTAAAGATCCAGAGCGAGAATATAAAATGGCACCAGCAACTGGAGACCCAGAGGTAGGTAAAACACTTGCATCATTAATATAAATAACTTTATTACCAGTGTTAGCTGGCATTTGGGTATTATCAGCTTGTCCAGCTAGTGATAATACATGATGATTAGTCGAAACTTCAGTAGCATGTATTAACAATGCTGAAGGATTAGATCCTATTGCAACTCCAGGTGATAACCCTCCAGTACTATGTAAACCGCCAGCTATAATAACTGGACCACCATTATAATTAATTGTAGAAGTTGATTGCCCTACTATTATAAAAGCTCCGCAATCGCCAGCAGAAGTTTTGAGGTTTTGTCCTAAACCAATTGGATTTAATGATTGATCAAATAATATGTAATTCGCTGTAACATTTACAGCTCCAGAACTGCCAGTTAAACTTATTACTTGTTGTGATGCATTTGTTCCAGTTAAATCTCCTCCAGCCGTAAAATTAGCAAAAGCTTGTGGCTCCCATTGTACAGTTCCACCGTTATAAACTAATGCTTGTCCATTTGTTGGTGGTATAGATGAGA